CACCGAGAGAATCCGAGTTCGAGTCTCGGTTGGTCCACCAATTTTACTCGCGTTGCTTATTGGCCAAGCAGTCGCTCGATAAGCGACCAAAGATGGTTCGATTCCATCCACGAGTACCAAGTTCGAACGCAAACGGGCTACGCCGTCGTAAGACGGGTTTGCGGTAACGTGTTGAAGCGCCCGATAACACACGTATAAATTTTCTGTTGCGGAGTAGACTAGAGGCCGATGTCGCCAGTCTCATAAACTGGAATCCGAAAGGACGCCGTGGGTTCGAATCCCACCTCCCGCAACCAATCTTCTCCCGGGATAGTATCCCGAGGATTGGAGACTGAAATGTCTCCTACGTTTTCTGAGCGGGACTGGCGTATTGGCAGCGCGACAGTCTTCCAAACTGTAGGACCGGTTTCGATTACCGGGTTCCGCTCCAACAATTTAAATTAATCAGTGACTGAGGTCAACGATTATGAGCGCAAGCAATCAAAGAAAAGCAGCAACTTTAGGGATGCCCCAAGGCACAGCAAACAATCGTTTGAGGAAAATTATTTTGTTTCATCTTCTTAAACGTCTCGGCGAGAATTATTGTTTCAAATGTAATGAACTAATCGAGGTCGTCGAAGACCTTAGCATTGAACATAAGAAGCCTTGGGAAGGGATTTCTGCTGAGTTATATTGGGATTTGGAAAACATAGCTTTTTCTCATTTACGATGTAATAGACCCGATAGACCTAATGGTGGAACTAGAACAATTATTGTTCCGAAAGGGACTATCTGGTGCGGGGCGTGTAAACAACCGAGAGCAGAACAATTATTTACTCCGGGCGCAAAGAATGAGTGTTCCCCCTGTAAAGCGACGCGAAACGCGCAAAGAGTTAGAAGAGTTCAAAGCGATGTTGGTATAGTGGTAGAACGACACCTTGCCAAGGTGTAGGCACCGTTTCGATTACGGTACGTCGCTCCAAGTTTCGTCCGTATAGTACAACGGACCCCATGCTGCTGGGCGCGCGAGCGGAGTGGCACAAATTTTTAGCAGGAATGGTCCAGTGGGACGACTCCTCTCTCGTAAAGAGGGAACTTTGGTTCGATTCCAAATTTCTGCTCCATGCACTGGTCATACAGCGGCCTAGTATACCGAGCTTGTACCTCGGTCACGTTGGTTCAAATCCAACTCGGTGCTCCAAATTTTCTGAGCTTTGATAGTCTAGTGGTAGAACACCGCATTGGTAATGCGGAGGTCGTGGTCCGATTCCACGTCGAAGCTCCAAGTTTTGTATTGGTCGCCTAGTGGCTATGGCCGCAGGCTGTAACCCTGCTCTCCCTTGTGGATAACCGTAGGTTCGAGTCCTACCCAATACACCAAGTTTCTGCTGGCCTGTCGTATCAACGGTAATACGCCCGGCTGTTAACCGGAAAGATGTAGGTTCGAATCCTACTGGGCCAGCCAATTTTCAGCGCAGGTAGGGTCTGTCGGCATGACACACGACTGTCTATCGTGTAGGCCGGGTTCGATTCCCGGTACCCGCGCCAGTTTCAGCGAGTCGAAAGTGTTAGTGGCAGCATGTCGGTCTCCAAAACCGTACGGTGGGGGTTCAAGTCCCTCTCTTCTCGCCAAATTTCAGAGGGTTCATGGACATCCTTCACAAGTTTCTCCTAGCAGGAGAAATTACCGCGACGGCAATCACGTCGCTGATTACGATATCGGTTGTGATGGCTTCCGTGCGCGCCGCAATCGCAGGCAAGGCACCGGCGTGGGTCGTTGCCGATGTCGCGCAAGCCGAGCTTCAATCTTCTAAGGAAGGTTGGCCTCACCGCGCGCTGGTAGCGTTTGATATTTGGTTCAACGTAACCATTCTCCGCGGTCAGCAAGATGAAACGATTTCAACGCACAGTTGGCGTGCCCAGCAAGAAGGCAAGACATGGGGCAAGTGGATGTGCTGGTGGCTCGACGGGTTTCAACCGAACCACGGATTTAAAGCAGCGAGTGGAGATTTGCAAAGAGCAAAGTCTCGCGTCGCTCAACTCAGCAAGATGCTGGGAGTATAAAAATTTTATGAACATCTACACGGTCAACTCGTTTAGTTCCTCATCTAGTTGCGTAAGTTAACTAGTTCGGAGGGCTGACAGAATTGGCATTGTGTCCGGTTGCTAACCGGGAGCCAAGTCGAAAGGCTTGTAGAGGTTCGAGACCTCTGCCCTCCTCCAATTTACGGAGAGCAGCGCTGAATGGTCGGCAACGGTCCTGAAAACCGAGACAGGTAGAAATGCCTGACAGAGTTCAATTCTCTGGCTCTCCTCCATACCACTTTAGCTCAGTGGCAGAGCCTCCGGTTGAAGCCCGGATTACGTCAGTTCGATTCTGACGGGTGGTACCAATTTTCTGTTGGACGATAGTGTAATTGGCAGCACGGCTGACTTTGAATCAGTCTGTGAAGGTTCGAGTCCTTCTCATCCAACCAATCTCGTGTCGTCGGTCAGGTACTTTGAAGAAGCGGCTAGACGTAACTTCGAAGGATAAGGACCCCATCGCCCCAGCGGGGACGACATTTATTTCTACCGGGCCTGCCCAGCAGACGCCTCGCAGTAGCGCACAGACACATAGACACTGATGCCGCGAGCCGGATGAAGCTGGGGTGGCCCGACCTTTTCTGTTGGGATGTCATATAGCTGGTAGTATGCGGGTCTCTGAAACCCGTCGCGATGGTTCGACTCCATCCGCCCCAACCAAACATCTACGCCCCGGGAGAACCGATGCCGCGAATTTCGTGGTAAGTTCCCGGGGATTCGTATTTACGGAGAACACATGGCAGCAGCCACTACTACAGCAGGCGGAGTCCCGAATAACGTTCTTGGCACATTCGCAGGCGCATCATTACAAGCCGCGTTTGCGCAAATTAATCCGTTGAATCCCCAGAACCTCGACATTTTGCAAATTACTATTCCCGGGAGCAATAGCGAAGATTCCCCAGTCGTCGCGCTTAACGTTGATTTTTCCGGCGTAGTTCACAACCCCGCAGTCAATCCCACCAAAGGTACCCGTCAAGGTGTTTATCACGCCATCGACCAAACATCCGGCGCTTCGACAGCAAACCTGTTTGCTAGCGTTTGGAAGTGGAACGCCACCCAAGGCGCTAAGGCCGACATCCTCCAAGTCATCAATATCGGTGGGAACATTTCCTACTGGCTCGACTTCCTCGGAGTTGCGCACGGTTCTTAATTCGTAGCACAGGAGTCCCATGTGGGAACGTCTTTGTGCAGTATGCCGTCGTGTGCTTACTAAGCGCACCGGCGAAGAAAAAGTTTGTCCACATTGTGGTTGGGTGTGGCGATAATTTTGGTAAGCATCTAGCACGTTCAAAGATGCTTCCATATAATCTCGCGCGCAGGGGTCTCCCTCGGCGCACGGGACCTAAAGGAAAAACAAACCCATGTCAGTTATTAATGATTTTGGCGTAAACGGTTTATTCCCGTCAGTTGTTGGCGGAACCGGCACAGCCATCAAGTATTTCCCTCGTTTGCTAGGCACCAGCATCGGCGCACAGTCGGTTGCTCCTTCCGCAACGAGCGCAGCAGGCCAGTTGGTTCCGAACGGCATTAGCATTCTGAACGGCCAGAACTTCAACGTTCTAGTCGGCGGAAACGTGACCTCGGGCGTCAGTGACTCTTCGGTTACCATCGAAGTTGCGCTATACGCGAACACCGGCACCGTAGCAGCTCCGGTTTACACCAAGCTTGCAACCACCGGTGCGGTAACCGCTCCGTTGGCAAACACCTCGTTCAACTACAACTTGTACGTTGAACTATTTGGCACCACTGCTTCGGGTGTCGTTCGTGGATGGCAGCGCTCAATCATGGGCACCACCCAGAACGCAATCGCAGCTTTGACGAACAACCTGTCCGGTATTAACTTCAACGCAAACGTTGGAACCATCCCGGCTAGCTCGACCGGCGGCGCAGGTACCGCAGGCGGCAACGCAACCCCGTTCGGCTTGGTAGTCGGTGTGACCTTCGGGTCTTCTGACGCAGGCAACTCGGCTGCTTTGAACCAGTTCCAAATCGTAGGAAGCTAAACTTCACGGGGCTCTTAACCGGGCCCCACTTTTTCTGCCTGACGGCGCGCTCGTTATACGCAGCGGCCTCGGCGATTAGGGGTGGAATCCCCCACAGCCTCGTCATAGTCTTGGCACATTTTCCCAAGGAACCCAAATGTTCGACCCAGCCCAGTTAACGTTGGGGCAACTATCAGCAGCCGCGCGCGACATATCGATTGTCGGAGCATTAGTCGGTGCTTCATGGAAGCTTCGAGGCGTTTACGAAACAGTTACTAAGTTTTTCGAAAGAACAATAAAGCACATGGATACCATGGAATCAGGGATGTCGACATTGCTTAATAATCACCTTGCCCACATGGAACAAGATTTAAGAAAGATGGCTCATAACCAAGTACGCGCCTCGGAGACGGAACAAACCGAGTATCAGATTGGTGACGAAGCCGGGAAGTAAGCATGCCAGCAGAATCAAAAGCGCAGCGCGTAGCTATGGCTATAGCGGAGCACCACCCCGAAGACCTTTACGAAAGAAATAAAGGACTTGCAAATATGACGCATCGTCAGCTTCATGATTTCGCAGCCACACCAGAGAAAGGCCTTCCCGGGCATGTTAGTCATTACGCCGTCGCACGAGCGGCGAGAAAGAAATCTGAGAAGTAAAGAGGATTTATGAAAGAAGTTAAGAAGATGGCAAAGGCAACTCACCCGGAAGCCGCGCTCGGGAACCCGGGCCGTTACTCTGGTAATGATTTGAAGAACCACGAGAATAGCGAAGGCATGGATGCCGCCGTAACCGGCGAAAGCAATCACGAAACTCTTCGTAACGGCAAGAAGCCGAAGAAATCTTCTACGGTCGCGCACGCGCCGGAAAACAAAGCTCACTTGGCTAAGGCTCGCAAGTTCGCAGCTCGTTCAGAACACGGCGGCGCTGAAGAGATGGCTTACCCCGGCAAGTAAGGATTCGACGTGGCAGATAAGCTAGTACAAATCGAATCTGCTATCGGTGTCCAAAGATGGGCACTAGCCTTCGTTGGTGGTAAAGATACGGGCAATCAACCGAAATCTTGCTTTAACTGCCCCTTTCTATACATAAACCAGAAACGATGTCAGATTCACGGCCCGGACATTATCATTGACCGAGTCATGAAAGACGGAGAAGCTTATACACCTGTTTGCGTCTACCAACGCGGCGGTACACCTCTCGCGGTCGGAGACGACGAAGTCGTTTACAACGTCAATACACTTGGCGACAAGGCCGCGGACCAAACAGGGTTAGAGTGGGCTAAGAGTCCTACTGGTACTAATTGCGGCGGATTCAAACAGGGCGCGCCTTGCGAACATTTTCATGTGACAGACGGTAAAGGCGAAGACGGCATTTGTCTTCTCATGTCTGAGCAACAAGATGAAACCAGTGACGCGATGTCTGAGCACAAGGGAAGAAGCGTTGATTGGGATGATTGTTGTGATGGGCACGAAGGTGATAATATTTCTTGGCGAGAAGCCCAGAAGTTATTACCGTCAAATAAGCCCCAGCCTAAGTTGGAAGATTTAATTCCCGGTGCTCAAAAAGACCTTCTTAAAAATGAGGGTTCCGAGTACGTTCGCGCCAGAGCAATCAGAAAAGCAAAGCAGGTTTAAGAGGATTTTATGAAGCATCACAAATTTCATACCGGGCATATCAAGTTCCATAAAGACGGTTCGCACACAACGCATTTGGAACACGAAGATGGCCCCGAGCATGATGTTCATGCGGGACACGTCGACCACGATGGAATGGTGGACCAATTGATGGACCACACGTCTGCACCGAACCCCGGCGAAGTAGCAGCTAATGCAGGAGACCACGGCGTAGCAGCGCCAGCGGCAGCCGCCGCAGGACTGCCAGCGCCAACGGCAGCGCCGCCCGTCGCAGGAGTCTAACATGGCGAAGCACAACGCAAGTCTTTATCGCGCTATGCACCACCTTCGTAAAGGCGGTTTACATCGCGCACTTCACGTTCCGGAAGGCGAACCTATTCCAGCCGCAAAGCTGAGCGCCGCTCGTAATTCTTCTAATGAACACGTTGCCCACATGGCAAATTTTGCTCACACAATGAAAGGATTCAAGCACTAATGAGTTGGAAGGACACGGCAAGTCAGGTACTGAAGAGCAGCACATTGCTGCCCGTGTACCAGTTTGCCGGAGGCTTGAGCGAGTTCTGGGCTCTCATATTTGGCGCAGCGTGCATCGTATTGGCTTTTAAAGGCAAGCTCGACGGCAATTTTGCTATGGCAGTCACAGCTATTTCTGGCATTTTGACAGCACACGACGCGCTCGATGATTATCACTCACGTAAGCAGAGAGAAAGAGATAAGGACGATTTAGATAAGAAGTAACCGCCGAGCAGGGGATTCCACGGGGAAGCGGCGTATAGCATTTGTGCTCTGCCAAGAGATGCTATCAGGTAAGTCTAGTGAAAGCACTGATTCGCTCTGCAATACTTGCAATCGCTTTAATGGCCGCGCCACATTTTATCAAGGCGCAAGAAGGTCCGCAAGACTTTCAGCAAACCCTCTCTAAGGCAACCTTGTCCGTTTACCGCGGCAAGCAGGTTTGCGAATGGAAGATTGCTGACACGTTCTTTGGCCCCGTGAAGTATTGGGGATGTAGCTTCAAGCGCGCCTTTACTTGCACAGGCACTGTGGTCGGTCGACTATCGGCAACTGAGTACGTTGGTTTGTCCGCCGGTCATTGTATTGATTGGAAAGACGAGAAAAATTATTATGTTGGTTCGACGGTCGAAGCCGAGCCAGTTCTTCATAGCGTTCAAATCGTGAAGAGTGAAAACGACGACCGCTACGATTACGTGGTCTTTGTGTTTCGCAGCATTCGAGAACTACCTGTCATCAAAGTGAATATCCAAGGCGGAATACCTGCCATCGGCACCAAAGTGATGAACGTGAACTTTGCCGAAGGCATCGGAAAGCAATTCACGCACGGCGAAATTAACAGTGAACCTTTGGACGACGCCCGTTTAGAAATGAAACAGAGATTCATGATTACGAATGGCATGGGCCCGGGCGCATCCGGCTCTGCTATCGTATCAGAAGAGACACACGAAATTATTGGGTTATGCGAATTCGGATTTCCCGGAGCCCAGATGGGCACTGGTGTTATTCCCACCGGCAAGCGCTACATTGATTTTATGGAAGATGATTCCGCCGGGTTGAAACCACTTCCGGCACCGACGCAACCGCCAACTCCCGCACAAGAAGAGAATTGGCTTTGAAAAATTATTAAGGGATTTTTCTCCTATATAGTATAGAGGATTCGATGGCAACCAACTCAGTAGAGAGCACGCTCCAAGGCGCGAAAGATACGCTCGCCAAGGCGAACAAATTTACTGACAGCGTGACCGGGAATGCCACAAACGCTTTCGCTCCTAAGAAGCCAGAGACGCCAAAGATTCCGCAAACGCATCGAGAAGCACCGTATGCTCTAGCCCGAGAGCTGAGAGCAAAGCAAGAGAACGTCGACCAATACGCAGCACAGAAGTAATAATCTAATGAGGAATTTCAATGGCCCTTACAGCAGCCCAGAGACAGGCGAGAAGTAGAGCAAAGAAAGAAGGGGCTACAGTATTACCATTTGAAGACCTGATTGTGCCCAGAGAAGAAATTCAGCGCCGGGAGTCGCAGTATCAGATTGATAAGGCGTGGGCGACAGCGCAAGACGCCACGGGTGATTTTTATAAGAGCGAGTGCCGTCTCGCGGTAGACTTGCTTGCGATTTACCACGGCGCGGACATCGCGGAAAAAGAATCGGACGAGGATGAAGAGACCAGCAGTAAGAAGAAGTCAAAGAAAAAGAGCAATCATCCGAACCCGAGCAAACAACCGATTCAAATCAAGGCAATCACATACACTGAGAAAGTCGCTATTGATGGAATCGAAATCGAGCTTACCAAGTCCATCGAACCCGCTTGCTGGGTTGGTTGTGACCACACAGAGTGCGGAAGAGAATACCGAAAGACTTTCGAAGTTAACGAGATAGTTTCGTTCCAGCGCTGGCTGCACCTTCGCGATAAAGCTCGCAAGGATTCGTTTTGGCTAGGTCGTTTGCTCGGCAAAGGTTTCTTTCATTCGGTCCATCAGTATATCTGCGACCAGTACGTAAAGAAAGATTTCGACGGCTTGCTGAAGCCCGGTTATGACTTGGAAGATTATAAGGAAGCGATGCGCGCTCAAAAGCGTTTCGCTAACGTAGGAACCGGCGTTACCGAAGATGGCGTAGTTCCGACGAACGAGCTGTTGCTTAATGAAGCCCGCGGCGGATACAAGAGCACATTTGACGGTATTGATTGCGTAAGTTGGGTGATTAACCGCCCTGAAATTCGCATCATGGTTATTACGGCTTTTCGCCAACTAGCCAAGAAGCGCGCAAAAGAAATCAAGCGTTACTTTTTTCTGGCCGAGCGCGGGACACCATCGACATTTCACATGCTGTTCCCCGAGTTCATTACTCGCGGCGTAGCAGGACGTTCGGACGGGCCGCTTGAGTGCCCGGCGAACAACAAGAATTTCTTCAAGGAATCCACCATGTGGTTCACGTCGATGGAGTCATCGGCGACCGGAGACCACTGTTGTATTTTGAAGGGCGACGATATCGTTGACAAGAAGAACTCCGCAGATGAAGAAATGCGCGAGGCCTTGAAGTATGATTTTGACAGCCGCAAGACTGACTTACTTGACCCGTGGGGTTTCGTAGACGTAACTGGAACCCGCTATTTCACGGATGATATGTACGGTGCTCGCTTTGTTCCTAACTCGGAATCGAAGCGCGTGTCCCCGTTCCGCTATTCGTGCCGTGGCGCTTGGGTCCTTTCGGTCGATGACCGGATTTCTTACAACAAAGGTGAGCTGACTGTAAGTCAGATTATCGAAGGGCAGCGCGGGAAGCTAGTGTTCCCAGCCAAGAATAACTGGACAAAACTTCGCAATATTTACGACGAGAAGGGCGAACGAAACTTTAAGAACCAGCAGATGAACGAGGCGACAGACGCCGCGGATTTGTCTGAGTACGTTAACCACTTCACGCACGACAATTTGATAGCGCATTGCAAGCCCAAGGACTCCGCCCCCATCCGCATGGATGTTTGGCAGTTGTGGGACCTAGCGTATAGCGAAACGTCGACATCAGATTTTTCTGTTGGCGTAACCATCGGAGTTTATCAAAGACCCGATGAAAAGTACGCCGTCATAATCTTAGGTGCCGAGTTTGGCAAGTGGAAGTCTTCGGAACTAACGACTAAAATCGCTTTAATGTATCGCGCTTGGCCGCAGACCAAAGGCGTCCTGATTGAGAAGAGCAATGGAGTCGAATGGCTTCTTGATACAATCAAGCTCGCCGGGTTCCGCTATAACGTCCCGGACATTCGTGCCAAGATTGCAACATTCGAAATTGACAACTCAAAACACGCAAAGCGCAATCGCATCAAGAACCTAGAACTTCTGATGTTTGACGACCGCATGCACTTCGTGATTGACGCTCGGTGGAACGACGAATGCTTTAAGCAGTTCGTCTCGTTCACAGGCGAACCTAGCAATAAGGCACGCAAGGATGATTTTCCGGACGCCGTTTCCTTCGTCTTCAAGATTCTCCCTCGCGATGTTATTAAAGATAACAACGAAGACCCGGACAAGACTAGAAAAGAAGACGAAGAACGTCGTAGAAAAGAGATACTGAACGGTTGGCGAGACCATATGTTCAGCAAACATAACCCAACGCAGCCACCTCCGGCTAATTCGGAGCCGCAGCGTACGCCACAGCAAGACCCGCGCACAGCGCAGCTCATGAAGATTCTGCCGCCGGTAATGAGACGTAGAGGAAATTGATGAAGCAGCAGGTAGTGAATGCCAACCCAGCAGCAGAAACAAATTTAGAAGTTAAAGCTGCGGAGTTATACATCACTCCGGCTGCCGAAATCACTCCCGAGAATACGTTCGTCGACAAACAAACGGACACAATTCAGTTTGACGACGCCGCCGCCGTTAAGTTGGTAATCGACGACACAGAGCGCGCGGATAATTACATCAACATTCAGCAGTGGGCGAACGGCTGGACGTTGGCCGATTTGCTTTACCAATCGCCCTCGACGCAGACCGCGTTCGACGGCGGCAATCAAGGACAAGCCTCGGTGCCGAAATTCATGGTATCGAATCACATTTCCTCGATTGTTCCGAAAGTTATGGGCGGCATCTTCTATGAAGACCCGCCGTTCAAACTACGCCCGCGCCCGTCAGTCGGAGCGGATGTAGTTAACGCCAAGACCGCGCTCTTCGCTGCGCAGCTAGAAGCGAGTCACTTCGAAGAAGAAGTGGAGCGCACATTGGACCAAGCAGCTCTTCTAGGCACCGGTATCATGAAGTTCGGATACTCTGAATACACCAAGAAGATGAAGAAGTACAAGCGCAAGGGCACAAAGCTTGCGCTGGCGCAACCCGGCGGCGAGTCACAGAGATTCGATACTCCGGATTCGGATGAGTACGAGATTGAGTTTTACGACAAAAAGATTTCACACCCGTGGTTAGCACACTGCGATATTCGCACAGTTCTTGTGGACCCGGGATGTCGCGTTGGAGACATTCGTAGAGCGAAGTGGGTGGTCTACAGAGACTACGCTACGTTCTCGGACCTCGACCGTTTGCGCGGAACCGAAGGTTACAACATCCCTGAAGAGGCTGTGCTTAAGCACATCTTCGCGGGCGGAGTAGCAAGCGGACCAGACAATATCACCATGACCATTCCGGAAGGAATGATGGGATATTTGCAGCACGCGCTACCGCGCAGCTACAAGACTTCAGCCGACCCGAATCTTGCGCCGATGGAAGTTTTGGAGCGCTGGGACAACGAGAAGGTCATCGTCGTTCTCTGCTTCAACGGCCACAACATTCTTATTCGCAACGAAGCGAACCCGTACGGGAAGATTCCCTTCTACTCGTTCAACTGGCGTAATATCCCTGATAATTTTTACGGACAGGGGTTGGGTCTACTCATCGGAAGCGAGCAAATCGTAGAGCAGGGAGTTACCAACCTTGCACTTGACCTACTCGCCTACGGTCTACAGCCGACCGCAGTTCGTAAGAAGGGTTTCAACACACTCACCCAAGATGTCAGATGGCGTCAAGGCGGCATCATCGATGTCGAAGATGACGTCGAGAAGGCATTTAAGTTTCTTCAAATGCCGGGTGTCCCAAGCGAAGCATGGACAGCTATTCAGCAGTCCAAGTCTTCAGGTGCCGAAACATCAGGCGCAAACGAACAAACGATGCAAGGTACGTCTACCGCTGCCGGTCGCGGCACAGGTATGCGTAATGCAACGGGAGCCGCAGCGGTTATCCAAGCCAACGCATCTCGTCTTGATGGCCCGACTAGCAGATTCGTTCGTCAAGTATTCGAGCCATGGTTGTATCAAATGGACGAATTAAATAACGACTTGTTGCCGACTTCAGTTCTCAAGGAAGTTCTCAGCGAAGAGCTGGAAGAGGCTCTTGAGATTGACCACATCAAGTTCCGCAATGCACGTATCGAATATGAAGTTTTGGCCGGAGCCAAGCTCGGAGCCAAGAAAGAAATGGCGCAGTTCTTGCCTATCTTACTTCAAATTACGAACAACCCAACCTTCTCGCAGAACGTTCAAGACGCGGGATATATGTGGGACGGCGTGGCTATATTTAATGAATTCGCAGCGGCAGCCGGTTGGAAGTACAGCCAGAGCTTCCTACGCAAGATGACACCAGAAGAGAAGCAGAAGCACGACGCTAACTCTCCGGCGGCCTTGCAGGCGGCTCAAGCGCAGTCAGCAAAAGAATCGCAGCTAGCGAAGTTCCAACAAGAACAAACGTTAGAAAATCAGAAACAACTAGGCAAAGCGGGTAATGAAGGATTCCGCTCGGCACTAGAACACGCATCACAATCCGAGCTTACGGAAGGCGAACCGGGCAACACCGGCTTCGGCTCCAACTCGACTTTATAATAGGATAATCCAATGGCAGAAGACAAAGACAAAACACCATTACTAATGAACGAATTAACGATAGCCGATTGTGCCATGCTCGCGCAAACGATGAGCACACCGGGATTTGAAATTCTAGTTAGGCTGAATGAAGCAGTCTGTGTCAATGCCCAAAAGGATACATTCAAGTTAGACCCAGAGGGCCCGGACTACGAGCGAAAGCTTTCAGTTCGGACCCAACGGGCACGTAATGTCAACGAGGCCATTGAGCACGTCAGACTTTCTGCTCTTGCTCACATCAATCGTTTGACCGTTAAAAAACAGCAAGAAGATGTCGAAGCGAAGAACGCAGTAGCGTCGGTTTTCGGAATCCACCCCGCGGTGCCGAACACAGAAGGCGACGCCATCAAGAAGACGTTTGGAATTCACGCCGCAAAACCAAAGAAGTCGAAGTAAGTAATCTCCCTCGGGAGCGCAGTAGAATGAATTGTAAGAGGACAAAATGAGTGAAACATATAATATTGAGTGGCTCAAGAAAGCCACGTTTGAAGAACTTGACGCAGCCATGAATGACGTAACCACACGTCGTTTGGTAGAGCCTGTCTTGAGAACACCTCAAGGCGAAGCCATCGCCAAGGGCTTAATCGAAGGGGCGAAGAGTCGCTCCGAGAGTTCTTACAATATGGCGTGGCTTGAAACAGCCACCTATGAGCAGTTGAAAGCGGCGTTGAAAGATGCTAACGCCCGCCCGCAGCTAGAGAAGCTCATGCGTACCCCGAAGGGCGCGAATATCGCGTCGCAGCTCATCAACGGGACTCGTCCACAACCCGAGGCAGCGCCAGTCGTTGCAACACCGGAAGAGCAAGCACAGATTGATGCCGATACAGCTCGCGCAGACGCAGAGGCCGCCGAAGCGGCGCGCATCACAGCCGAGGAAGCCACTCGAAATACACCTCCTGCGGCATCGGTAGAAGAGAAGAAAAAGATTGTCGTTGATTATCAAGTCACCGATGAGAAAGGCGTTGCTATCGGACGCCCGACCCATATTGAAGGTTGGACCAACGAAGAAGTAATTGAGAAATTGAAAGCGGCTCACGTTAATGCTGTTCGATACGCCGAGCGTATTAAGAAGAGCCAGCTCATCAACACGCAAGCCGTCGCTCATCAAGATAAAGTGCGTGCCGAAGTTAAGAAATTTGAAGAAGAAGCGAACGAAGCTTTAGAGGTCGCCACAAAAGAAAAAGACCCGGCGAAGCTTCAAGATGCAATTAAGAAGGTCTCCAAAGCCGAGCGCGAAGCACAGATTGCTCGCGAAGCTTTAGAAGCACAAGGCCGAATTATCGGCAAGGTGTGGATGGAAGACCACAAAGACGATTTTCAACCTTGCGACGCAAGCTCGAACATCATAGGTGCATGGCTCCGACAAAATAATCGCGAGTTCACTTATGAGAATCTCGAACTAGCTTACGAGGCAACGAAACACCAACTGCCTGCACCAACACGGCAGGCGGTTGAAGAAGTACCCGCGGCACAGGTGGAAAATCCACCAGCAGCCGCAACTACAGCCCCCGCAGCACCAGCCGCGTCAATCACGCCGCCTGCCGCCGCAGCCGCAGCACCAGTATCTACAGCAACCCCGCCCGCGGTTACTCCTCCCGCGGCGGCCACAGCCCCGTCATCGACGCCTGTCGCAGCGACAAATACGCCAGCGGCCCGCCGACCGGGAGTCAACGGAAGTCTGCCACCGGGTTCGTTAAGTGCACAGCGACCATCGGAACAAGCAGCTCCGCAAACGACTACAAGAGCCGAGTTGATGAAGAGCATCGCAAAGATGCCCCCGACTGAATACCGTAAAAAGTTGCAAACCTCGAAAGAATTTCGAGACCAACTTGTAGCGGCGGGGATTATTGACGCAGCTTATCGAGCCTAAGAAAAGGCTATCCCCCGAGGATAGAGAACTACCATGACGGGACCAAACCCATCAGGAAACGCAGTATCAAACGTCCTTACCGCACAGGCCATCCTGTTCGATAAGGAACTTATCCCTTAAATTGGTTGGGGATGTAAAAGTTCTTCTAATTGACTCGAACGCTGAAATGCCAACGAGGCGGAACCTTTAATAGGACCGTGAGAGACTAAGCGAAGAACCCCGAAAGGGATGCAATAGTCCGAACTATACGAGAAAAGAAATCGTATGATAACAACTCCCTACTCGATTGAACCTAAAGGGAGAAACCGATGCCTTCGTGGCAGCGGCAGAACGCCGTGTTCAAGGTCTGAACATGGGCGTCAACCGTCAGTTCTTCACCTACAACACCTTATCGGGTGACGTAGTGCAGAACCAAGACGGCGTAGTTGGAAGCCCTGAAGTCATCACGCAGCAATCCGCACCGGCGCAAGTCGGCGAGTGGAACAACTACGCGAACTTCTCGGCATTCGCGATTGCTAGCTCCATCGACCAGCTCGTTGGGAACAGCGCAATCGAACTCGGCTATCAAGCCGGGCAGTCTATTTCGGAACTGTACAGCGCAGTTGCTGACAGCGCATCCGGCGTGGACGCGAACGTTAACCAGAGCGCGCTTCTAGCAACGCCCTTCACTCTCGACTTGGCAACAATTCGTGAACTGAAGCAGCAGCTAGTTTCCGCAAACGTGCTTCCTTGCAAGCGTGGGAAGTTCATGGGCGCAATCAGCCCGAACGTTCTTGGCGATATTTACAACGCCACGACCGTGAACAACTCAATCGTTGATTTCTGGAAGTACTCCAACAACGAAAAGTTCGACAAGATGGCTGGCGCAGACCAGACCATGGAAATCGAACTACCGGGCACAAACATTGTGTTCCGTCAAACCCCGTTCGTTACCAAGACCGCGAACTACAGCGGCTCTGGTAAGACCGCGTACCGCACCTACATCTTCGGCAACTATGCGATGATTGGCGTGTGGCTACAGGTTCCGGGCGACACCGACCTCGATGAGGGCGACTGGCGTACGATTGACTGCCGCGTTGTAACTGACGCGCCGCCGTCTAGCTTTGACCCAACCGCCACAATCGGCGGATGGTGCAGTTACAGGTTTGAAGGTCACCACATTAGTGACCACGGACTCGCACTAGCGGCATAACCTAGTGTTAGAAAATTCTCTCTGATTGACTTGAACGCTGAAATGCCAACAAGGGGCAAGCCGAAAGGCAGCCTGAACGACTAAGCGAGAGAACGCCCTTTGGGGCGATGCGATAGTCTGCTCTTACAGGAAACGAAACTGTAAGAAGTCGGCAGAAATGACCGACTCCCGTTCGAAAGAACGGAGTAACACAAGGCCACCAAACTGTGACATTGCCGCCTGCGACTGGCCTAAACACCCAGCGTATTCGCTACATTGACACTGTGCCCGCTATACAATAGTTAGTTAATTGTATAGTTAATAAAATTCCCGCGACCTCATGAATCGCGGCCTACTAATCAGGGGAGTGCCAAGAACACTCCCCAGATTATCTTTCTTGGAGATTAAATGGAAGACCTATCTAAATACGAAGTTGGCTCAATTGAGTACGTTCGCGCAGCTAATCGCAATTATTACGAGCGACATAAAGAGGAAGAAAAAGCTCGAACAACTAAATGGCGCAAAGATAATTGGGTTTGGTGGCAGAATTATTGTGAAGAAAATAAAGACAAACGAGCCGCCGCAAGTAGAAAACACTATTATGGAATCACTCAAGATGAGTTTGATTCTAAAATGAAATCACAAGACGGGAAGTGTGCTGTCTGTAATAAACCTCTTGTCCGCCCTAGCCTAGACCACGGACACGACTGCTGCCCCGGAAAGAAAAGTTGTGGTAAGTGTATCCGTGGGATTTTATGCCAAGGGTGCAACACTATTCTCGGGTTATCTCAAGATTCAATAGAAACTCTCAGCAACGCAATTCAATACTTGAAAGGATGGCAAAATGGCAGTCGACAACAGAATCCGAACAGTTGATGGTTTGAAAGACACAGACGAACCGTGGAAGGCGTACAGAGACATCGACGCCACGCAAGAAACGTTCGCAAAGTACTACGCGGGCGGTACCCCAGATTGGATGCGCTGGCCAAACGATTACAAGAATTTCGCCCGCGAAGAGTTCCTCAAAGTCAGAGAGGAATCGCAAGCAATGGCCTTGCAATACCAGCTTGATGACCAAGCTGATTTGACCAACCGCGTAGCTCGCATGGTCAACCCGATGTCTACAAGAGATTTTATCGCGAAGCTTCGCGCTAACGACATCAAGTGCTTCACGGTCGACAACGGCTTCCCGCCGCAAACAGTTGCTTTGTGGTGTATGCCGCCGAGACAGAATCGCCGCGCTCGCTATATTTGCTACATGCAAGTCCCGGCGATGTACGAGTGGAGCGTCTTGAAAGAAGACGCGTATGGCAAGCCGATGGGGGAAGACTTCCGCGGCTGGCGCACTGTAATTATTCAGCTCATTGAGAAAGAGATTTTGACCGAAGCGCAAGCTCACCAGATTTTTGGAAATCCTTCGAGTAATCCCGTATTTAGTCGCTACCACCAATCGTTGTGGGAAATCCGCAACGGCAAGAAGTACACTGAAGACGAGCTTCACGCGAACGACGTTTAGCAGTAAAACAGCCCACCACGCAGGCTTGACAGAGGCGCGGAACAATGGTCGAAGCAGCGGCACAGTACGCCTAGACCCCAAGGAAAAATCATGACGAACCAAGTAAATCAGCAAGGCGGAGCTCCGTCTTCAACCACAGCTCCAAAAGCACCAACAGCATCATCGGTATTGGGCGAAGGCAAAGATGTTTTGACCCAACTACTCGGTTTGATGATGTTGAAGGAAGCGCGCGAGCAAGAGAAGCTTGAAAGCGAAGCCGCAGCGCTGGCGCAACGCAATAAAAAGCGCGCCGAGAATAACAGGGAACACGACTCTCGATTGCTCTTACGTCAGGCTCGTTGCCGCCACTTAAAGGGCGCGACCAGTACGGCAAAGAATCCAACAATCGATTACGCCGTATATCAGCACACATTTATTAACGCCGACACCTACATCCGCTGCCAGATTTGTGGCGCGCGTTGGAGACCGGAAGACACCGTTGAGTTCTTGGTCCGCAACGGTCGAAAGATTTCGAATCACACGAAGAAAGGTTGGAGAGAAGCAAGCGACATGCTCCAACAGTCGACGAACACCAAGACGATGTCCGAGATTCCGTTCGCATCCTTGTATAAGGCTCAGGCCGAAGGCAAGTATGTCGCGGCTTCGGATGCATACGGACAGCAAACCAATCTCAAGATTGTCGATGAGAAGGGTAATGAAGTATCGTCTGTAGAACTTTAAAATCCTCAGGGGAGTCTTTCGAGGCTCCCCTTATTTCCCTAGGAAAAATGAAATTCACCTACCCCGAGGCCGTTTCAGGTCAAATATCCGAATTTAAAATTATACCTGCACTACTTTCTGCGAGAGGATTTTAAATGTCTAATCCTCAAAATAAGTGGCAGACCGTCCCGGGTGAGAATTTTTTAGAACTCATCCGTACTGGTGACCCGGCTGCGGTAAATCCCGTGGGTGGTATTGATTCTACAGGAGCGCCATTTGGAAATTTGCTTCCCGGAGTTCACACGGACGCAACTTTGTCGGGCGCAGGCACGCCTGCTTCGCCTTTGTCAGTGGCGGGCGCAGCTTTAATTAGTCCGGTGGTTTCTCCAAATCCGCTGGCTTTTGATACGAATGTAAATTTCAAAGGTCCGAATCCCTACGTGGATGTGACTCGATACGGAGTTCGTGCTATTACTCCGACGACAACCCCTGCCGCTGTAGGATTAACGGTAACTATAAATTCCGGGTCTGCGTCCGCGCTAATTTCAAGCGCCAGCAGCTTTGTGAATGGCGACGGCGTTGTTATTTACGGAGCGGGCCCTGCGCATAGCATGACCACCCCAACCGGTGTTAGCGTTACCCCGAGCATCGCG